TTATGAGGGTGGCAAGTAACAATACAGACGCCATGCGCGGCAACATGACCCGGCGCAAGGTCGTCTTTGGAACGGGCACCTTGTGCGCCGGGGCTATCGGCACAGTCGCATTGAGTAGTAATAACACTACCGCCCAAGTTGACGGCGGGCTATCGGTATCGGACGGATCCGCGACGCTCGTAGACGAGCAACTGCAAGACGTGACGCTTGACGTAACGGCAACGTGGTCATACGAGGCAAACGTTGACATATCCAGCGTCGAGTGTGAGCTACACACCGGACAAAAAGCGTCAAGTTTGGCGTTGATTGACCGGCAAGTGACGGACACAAGCGCCCAAAGCGACGACGGGCAAACCGACCTGTCCGGGTCAATCCTGCAAGCGCCGGATTTTCAGCTTGAGGATATGCGACCGGGCACGGGCGAAAAGTCAATCACGGCGTTAGCGGAGGTCCGCGTGTTTGCAATCAGTGACGGGCAGACACAAGCCAAGACAACGATACAAGACACGTTTACCATGACACTATCGCAAGAGGAGGTCACGGTTACGCTGTCAAGTGGCGGTAATGGCGGGGTATCATTCGTGACCGACTAAAGCGATTGTTTGAGTTGATTGATCCCGTCGTAGACGTGCGACCTATGCCCGACTGTCAAGACAAGCAAGTGGGGCTTGTCAAGACGGCAGACAGCGCGATATTCGCCGGAGCGTAGCCGGAATAGGTCGCCAACCCCCTGCAGATGTTTTATTTTTTGATGTGTCGTCGGCGATTCTGTTGCTTGCACGTCGCGTAGCAAATTTGTGAGGTCGTCACGGGCAGGCTTGGGCATATCCTGTAACTCTTTTTCTGCAGTTTTGTGCAATCGCAAGCGATACGCTGCGTGTGACATATCCGCATATCGGACAGCGTGGACTTAAGCCACGGGTCAATAGCATGATATACTACCGCAATGATTAATTTTATAATGTATTGTGATAATGGTATAGTGTAAGCCTGAATGGGCTTACATTGCTATGTCAGACGACAACAACGGCAACACGGTCCGACGTATCGCCCATGATAGTGCAAGTGACAGCGTGCCGATTGGTTTGACGCAGGAGCCGGACTTTGATCAATGGTGTAGTGTCGTGCAAGAGATTGCGGACGACATTGAGCGACAAATCAGACAGGCATAACATGACAGTTGCAACCGACGCGTGCGACGTTTGTGATAGCCAGAAAATCCGCATTAAGAAAAGCTCCGGCGGGATCACAAGCGGGCAGTTTACGGAGCGATACGTGTGTGACGCGTGCGGCGCGACCGGGCGCATTATCGGGCGGGCAGAGCAAGCGCCTGCGCAATGGTCGTATCGCGGTCGCATATTCAACGGATGACACAGACAACATACCGGATTGTAGACGGACGGGGCATAATCGAGATAACAACGGACGCAACGCGTGCCGGTCGCCTTAGTCGCGCGGGCTACCGCGTCACGGCACACACCGCCGACTGATAGAGTCATAGCCCGGCGCAACTCCGGGCGGCGGCATGGGTAGCGACCGACCGCTAATTATGGCAACGGAAAACAACGACGACGACAAGACGTACCGGATCAACGAAAACCACAATCTGAATGAGACGAGTGACCCAATCCGTGTTAACGTCACTGTCAAACGCGGCACGGGCACGCGCGACCAAGACAGCTACAAGCTCAAGGCAAGAGGAGAAACGCCGCAAGACGCCGCTGCAGATACGGCGGCGCTTGTGTCGGAGCTTGAGGCAAGAGACGTTTTTGCCCGGATCCGAAACCTGCAACCGGAGGAGGACAATGACGAGTAAAGCCGAGGGTGTCGTCATGTCGCTCTTGGTTTTGGTTGTATTCACCGCCGGGTTTCTGCTTGGGGTATTGGTGGTCGCCCCATGAGCGACCAAGTGCCCGACGCATACGACAAGCTTGAGCATGAGCGTGAGCTATTCCGGGGTTGGGAAGGAGTGACAGAGCGAGATAGCTTTCACACGCTGAATAGGAGCAAGCGCGACGTGCTGTTGTCGCTCTGGCGGATTGGCGGCGGCAGGGGCGTGGACGTGCAACTTGACGTATCGGATATGCGCGACGGCAACGGCTTGAGCCAACCGGGCATATACAACGCGCTCCGTTCACTGCAAGAGGACAACCTTGTGTCTAAACGGCAAGGAGAGGACGGACGGACCAAGCACTACGAGCTAACCACTCACGGCAAAGAGGTCTTGCAATCGGGCGCAGCGCGCTTTATCCGCGACTAAACACGGGTCAAGTTACCCGCCTCTTTTTTTATCGGCGTTGCTGGTTGCTATATGCAAATGCCAGAGACAATCACAATTGCAGCGGTCGCCGTTGTCTCAACTCTCGGGATCATTCGTCTCTACAGCGGCGGGTACTTCTTGCACCCGAAGTTTATGACAGTGTGGGGCTTGCTCCGGCGTCTGTTTATGCCGCTGTTGGATCAATACGCAAAGCGCACAGTCGGTATTAGCGTCGAAAATAAAGCGCGACGCGGGGAGTTTGTGCATGACATAGATAGTACGCCTGTCGAGGTCCGTGACGCGCTTGTTAAGCAATCCGGTGAGCGTTGGGAAACGTCTGTCTTGTCCGGGCTAAAAACCGATTGGGCGGACAACACAGAGGTCGCTAGCCTTGTCTGCTATCAGGGTAGCAAGCCCGTGCCGGGTGCGCCCGACTGGTTGCGACATGATCAAATCCATGTGTTTCTATTCTCTGCAGGCGTCGGGACACGGGTGTGCGCTCACAAGGAGGCGAATAGTTGGCGTCCGGACCTGTGGCGGGACCACTTGTACAAAGGGCCAAGTTTCAGCGCCAAAGCCGGGGTTGACAAAGTAGAGGAGTGGCTACAGGCGTCGGCGTTGTCCGTGCCGGTTACGGATCCGCAACAGTAGCGGAGGTCATGCACTTTTATTATCCTTGCATACAATTGAGTAACTAGGTTGCGCAAAGACGACCGGATAAGGCCGGTCGCCCTGAAGATTAGGCTAAGAAGACCGGGGCACAACGCCCGCTTATTCTTAGTCGTGCGGGCGACATAACCGTGACGGTCGTTTTGCAACCGACCGATATGAGCGACAAAACACGGATTGGAGAAACCACGACACGGCAACAATCGTATAGATACACGACAGACTACACAGATACACACGGTGCGGTGTGTGTGTGTGTATGCGGTGTCCGAAACGGTCGCCGGGCGTCTGCTGTCACAAGCGAATCGCATGACGGGGCGGCGACGCCGCCCCGTGGACGGGTGCAAGGCACCCGTCACACCGCCCCGCACACTACTACTACAAATACATTAAGAGAATGTTGTAGTAGTATAGGGCGTGAAAGTAACTTTAAGGTTACCTGTCTACCGGGGGTTTTGCATGAGTGACCGGACGCAGATAGGCCCCGACGTAGACGCCGACTTGTGGGACCGCTTTCGTGAGGACGTTGAGGAGCGATACGGCAAGATACGCGGTGTGCTAGGTAAAGAGCTAGATACGGCGTTACGACAGCATTTAGGAGAGGATACGCGCCCTGCAGAGCGTCGTATTGAGCAACGTCTTATCAGGATTGAGGACGCCCTTGAGACGAGCAAGCCGGACGGGGGTGCGACCGTTTCGGAGGACATAGACACACACACACACCGGGCAGACGCCGGGCGCATTGAGAGTAAGCCGGATCCGAAAGCGCCGCGTGAGGATAAGACGCGATACCTTGCGCAGTGTGTCGTTGATCATCTATCGGACGACTTTGAGCAATGCCCGCGTTGTGTCCTCGTCAACCTTGTCCGCGACGAATACGGCTTTCGGCGTGACACGGCAGAGGGTTATGTGTCGGAGTTGATTGACTGGTTTGACCTCGTTGACCACCCGCAGCAAGACAACTTTCCGAATGATATGCTCGTCACGCGTGAGCGATTTGAGGAGTTGCTTGCACAAGAGGCAGACGAGGAGTTAGCAGAGCTAGACCAATGATCCATACCGTCAACCTCACGCCCGACGACCTCCGTGACATCTATCAGGAGGCACACGACCGCGACGCACGACATGAGGACGCCCGGAATTGGGATATTGACCGCGAGCAAACCCATATTATCGGATTGAAAGGAGAGGTCGCGTTTGCCAACCTCTACGGACTAAGCGTTGACCTCTCGGCACGCCCGGACGGCGACGGCGGCGTTGACTTTCGCTGCAGTTGGCTCAATGATACCGTCACGGTTGACGTTAAGACGACAACGCACGGCGACAACCCGTGGTTGTGCGTCCGTGAGGACAGCGACAAGCGGGCAGATAGATACGTGCTTGCCGTTGCCAACGATACGGAGGTCAACCTCGTCGGCTTTGCTGATAGGCAGACAGTGATTGATACGCCCGTGAGCGACCGCACCGGGCACACGACAAATCATATTATCGAATCGGACGACCTGCGTGCGCTACCGGATCCGGCGTTGATCAATCCCGCGACGGACACCGACGACACCGGACCAAGCAAGACAACGCGCCGACGCCCGCCCGCTGCAACCTTTGCGCTACGCACACGGGACACGTCCGACGAATACGCCGAAAGTCGAATCAAGAATACAGACAACGCCGACTATCTCGACGCAATCTTAGACAAAGAGGTTGCACGCGATAGCCCGCGACAGCAACGAATCGCATGGATCAATCAACGCAGACGAGAGATACCCGACGAATGAACGTATATATTGCCGCCCGACAGGCGACCGGCAGGAGCGATAGGACAGAGAAATATCACAAGGAGCATTGCCGATACCACAAGGACAGTATGCTTCACGTGAGCAAGGAGCGCGCGCACACGCTTGGCTTGCAACCGTGCAAAAACTGCATTGCGGTAGACGGGCACAAGACGCCGCATTGCCCTGCGCCGGAGTGTCATAGCGCACAGATAAAATCAACTAGCGGCGGGATAGCAGAGGCAAAAGTGACAAAACATGATTGGAAGTGCCGCGACTGTGGCAATCGCTTTGATGAACCAAAACAGATAGCGTCAACGGGGAGTGTCCGTGAGGACACCGTTGCCGGTATGCTTGACCAAATGGACCCGGACACCGAGATTGTTGCGCCGGAGGAGGTTGATCAATGAGCTATCCACCGTGCCCGAAGTGTGAGACGGATTTGATGGTGGACCGCGCCAAGCTTGGCGACAAGCCGTATATCTGTCAATGTTGTCGCACCCGATTTGCACCCGGAGCAACGCACAAGGCAAAGCGTGGACGCGGCGGACGCCGGAGGACAGGCGAATGACCGGCGCAGACGCAGAGCGTGAGCTTATCAACGCGCTAGAGGCGTGCGGTTGGACGTGCATGCGTGCGCCTGCAAGCGGCGGCGGGACAAGCCGGAGTATGCCCGACGTGCTTGCAAGCAAGCCAGACACGCGCCCGCTTGCAATCGAGTTGAAGTCCACACATAGCACAAACTGCTATGTCACTGAGTCGGAGGACATGGACCTGCAGGAGTTTTGCGTTGGTTTCGGTGCGGAGCCTGTGCTTGGCTACAAATTCAAGTCACGGGGGCGTCGGCGTCGTATCTGGCTTTGTCACGCCGACGATTGCCGATTGACGGACGGCGGGCATAGGGCGCTATCGCGCAAAAACGCCGATTCTGTTGCTTTTCTTGTCGTCTTGCCTGCAACCGGACAGCAACCAGCGGAGGTACGCAAGCTATGACACGCCCGCGCACGGACGCCGACGCAGGGCACTGCAATCTACCGCTAGCAAAGCGCGCTGTCTCACTGATTGACACGCTCACACGCGGCGGGGATCCGTTTGTTTCACGCTCGACCGCTGCCATGCAACTGTCGGGCAAACGGTCGCGTGACCGGCGCACGGACCCGGTGCAAGCCCTTGCGCTTGCTGTTGACAACGGTGATATTGTATGCGTACCCCGCCCGGACACGGGTGAGCAATGCTTGACTGTCAAGGATAAGCGACGGCTTGCGCAATGTGCCGCCCGCTACCGACAGCACGACGAGCGACAGAATGCGCAAGCCTGTATTGAGCGCGTAGAGCAACCGGGCACGCCGGACGTGCTTGACCGCTGGTATGTTGAGGGACCACTATGAGCAAACTATGGGAGTTTACCGACGTGGATTTACCGGCGTCCATAGACATATCGGAGTTATCAGTATATCCGGGTGGTATGGAGGTCGTTGAATACATCCGTGATAAGCATTATACCGGCACGGCTTGCCCTGCGTGCAATGCGTGGAAGATAGAGGCAAAAGGGCGTATAGTTGGCGGTATCCTATTCACTGCCCCGATAAGTGAGGCGGCACGTAAGTATATTGCCGGTGACGGCAACGAGGACCAAGTGTTGTCCTTGCACCGTCTTTATACAGATGACCGTTGTGCGAAAAACGTAGAATCGTGGTTTATCGCGCGTGCGCTTGACCGTATGAAGGGTAAACAACCGCAACGGCGCTTTATCATTGCTTACGCGGATCAAACAGAGGGACACGACGGCACGATATACAAGGCAAGCAATGCAGTGTATACCGGCACAACGCGCACAGAAACATTCTACCGTGACCAAGAGAATAACCTGCGTAGCCCGCGCCAATCCGGTGTTAACATTACGGCAGAGCAAGCACGCGACAAGGGTTGGTCACTGGAGAAACGTGAGACAAAGCACCGATTTGTATTCCCGCTGCCGGATGAGTATGAATCTCGCCAAGACGTTATTGACGACTTAGTATGCCAAACACAACCCTATGAGTAAGCGACAGCTATCAGACGACGAGGTATGGCGACATGACGACGGGCAGGTGTATCATACGGATCCGTTTTGCCATCATGTTGACGACGACATACCGACCATGCGCCGGGCGATTGCAGAGTCATGGGATACCATGAGTGAGTGTGCTATCTGCAAAGACGGATACCCGACACCGGACAACGCGGAGGCAGCAACCTGCAGCGAGTGCGGTGAGGAAAAGCAAACGCCTGTCGCGTCGCCAGACAAACGCCTGTGTGGTCCGTGCCTACGCAACAAAGACGACGTGCTAGACTACCCGGACGGTTAAGACCGCGCCCGGCTTACGCCCGGCAATGACGGAAACGTGCGGACATGACAAGGCGGACGGCACGCCGTGCAAGTTGCCCGCGTCGCGCCCGGATGGTCGTTGCCACCATCATACGGACCACGCGGACGAGCAAGCGCCAAGCGGGCGTCCGCCTGCATTTGACGACGCGGACCGGCGCGACACGTTGATCAATGCTGTTTCTACCGGCTTGAGTATTCGGGACCAAGCCGCGCTTGCGGGCGTAAGCAAACGCACACTGCAGCGGTCGCTTTGCTGTATTGATACGCCGCGTGAGTGTGAGCTTACCACGACGGACCCGTGTGAGTTTTGTCGCCGATACGTGCGCGCGCGGGGACAAGGCGCTATGGAGGTCTTGCAAGAGTGCAAGCCCGAGTTTCGTGCAAGCGCGTCGTATGGCTACGTCAAGACAGAAAAGCAAGAGTTGACCGGAGAGGACGGCGACGACATCAAGGTTACGTCGGACGTTGTGACGGTCACGCGTGAGGACTTAGAATAACATGAGCGCGCAAGACTACGATTTTACATGGCGACTATCGCCCAAGCAGGCCGACCTCTTTACCAGTGACTCACGCTTTCGCGTCGGTATGATGGGTAGACGTTTCGGTAAGAATGAGGTTGCAACGGCGTGTCTGATTGACTTTGCCGTGCGCCCGGAGACATACGACTTTGGCCCGGATGAAAACCCCGTCGTATGGTGGATAGGGAACACATACACGCAGACGCGCAAGTATGGCTTTGAAAAGGTAGTCGAGAAACTACCGGACAGGTTGATCCACGGTGAGCCAAAGCGTAGCGCGCCGTTTGAGATTGCGCTCAAGACGGGCGCACAGATAGAATTTTACTCATACGACCGCCCGGAGTCACTGCAGGGCGCAGGCGTTGATTTGATGTGCATAGACGAGGCAGCGTATATGAATGAAAAGGTATGGGACAACGATTTGCGCCCTATGCTGCTCGACAACGGCGGCGGTGCGGTCATGATAAGCAAGCCTGTCGGCGAAAACTGGTTTCATGATAGGTATACATGGGGCGCAAGCGGCGATATGCCACACAGTAAGACGAGCGCGCAGCGTGAGCAATGGGACAGCGTTTTTGCAACGAGCAAAGAAAACCCGTGGTTATCTGCCGACGAGGTGCAACGGATCAAAGAGACAACGCCGGAGCAAGTGTATCGGCAACAGTACCTTGCGGATCCGTCAAGCGGCGGGACACTATTGACGCTAGATATGCTCGACAGCGCACCCGTCGGTAATCTCAACGGCAAGCAATGGGATTGGCATATTAGCGTAGACCTTGGCGTTGAAATGTCGGCAAGCAAGGCGCGTGAGAATGATACGGATTATTGGGCACTTGCCATAGTCGCGGAAAACCCCAAGCCGCATACGACAGAGTGTTACCTTGCAGAGGTCCGGCGCAAGCGCGGACAAGCGCCGAGTGAGGCGGCGTCATGGATCAAAGACAGTATTGAATGGGTGCCGACGAATCGCGTGATATACGAAAAGGTGCAAGCGCAGGCATGGTTTGAGACACACTTGCGGGACAGCGGGCTTGAACCAATCCCGCACACGCCGGGCGCAAGCAAAGAGGACCGGATCATTGGCTTGTCGGTCCCGTTTGCCAACGGCGCGGTCAAGCTCTTAGATTGGTCCGACATTGCCGGTAAAGACATGGATTGGTCCGGCTTTCGCACCGAATGGGCGGGTTTCCCAAGCGGCAAAGTGGATCAACTTGACGCCGTTGCGCAGGCGCTTAGTCGGGTGAGCTTTGGGACAATGCCCGGCGTCGAGGCGACCGATATGTACGACAGAGGCGACGCATGAGCGACAACACAGACGGCTTTGACATTGGTGAGGCGGTCAAGCAAGGCGCAAAGCGCGTAATCCGATATACGGACGCGCTAGGCATTGAGCGTGAGCAACATATCTGTGAGCATTGTGAGGTTGCGTGTGACCCGTCTACGACGTACAACCCGAATACAGCGGCGTTCAACGACGGCGCAGCGCCCTGTTGGTCATGTCCGCAATGCGGGCGGGCGTATGTGCGCGATACGGACGACAGCGCCGTGAGCATGGACCTCTACGGACGTGACGAGTAATGCACAGGCAAGCGCAACCGACGCACCACACGGAGGTCGTTGTTCTCCTCTTTGCGCTTATCCTCTACGGCGCTGATTTGGTCACGTTTGCCGACGCCCTGATTGCGTTTCTCTTTGCAACCTCTGTGCTTGTGTCACGCGTTGCCTATCAGGTTGCGACACTGCAAGACGACGAGTTTTAGTAATGCTTATGTAGTAGCTATTACTACATAGGACTATGGCACAACAGGCCATTGATAAGTACGAGGAGTGTTTGTTAAGCGCTTATTACAATGCATTGAGTGAGTCTGTGGGTATTCGGTATTCGGACGGGCTTATGCAAATGCTATCAGGCACGGCACTAATGACGCTTGACAACTCACCGCTGAGTGACGCAGAGAGAGATAAAGCATACGACGAGGTGCGTGAGACGGTCAAGTATGCTGTTGACAAGTCTGCAGACACAGGCAAGAATGTGTCACACGTCTTGGGGCCTGTCTATCACCACCTAAGACAAACTGCTCAAGAGTAAGCACCGACAGCGACTTTTTTATTTGTCAATCGTTACGCCCTTGTAGTAGTATCTACTACAGACATACGCATGACAGAATACACAAGCCTGCGCGTGCCGGAGGACGCGAAAGCAAAGGCGGCGGACAGCAAGCAAGACGGTGAGACATGGGCGGACTTCATACAGCGGTGCGCCGACGAGGGACCGCGACAAGTCGAGGTTGTCGCCCGCGACGACATTGATCAACGACTTGCAAGAATTGAGCGCATGATTGAGGAGTTGCAGCACAAACGGCATTAACCTAAACACTTAGGCAAGCGCCGTATAATCCTGCGATATGAGTATCTCGACAAGCGCCAAATTGCTTTTCCTTGGGGTGCTGGTTGTGCTAGGCTACCGATACCAGACGGGCACGTATCCCGTCGCCCTTGAGGTCACAAACCAGCAAGAGGACGAATAGTATGCCCGACTACAGACTTAGGATTGGCAACAGACGGATCCCGATAGCCTCAACCGATACGTCGCTGTCCCGGTCACTCGGCAAACGACTTGCCGGAGAGACAGCACAGACGAAAGCCGACAGGTCCGGCGGGGGCAACAGCGCACAACTAGGCGGGCAAGAGCTAGGATACGACGACCTCCGTGAGATTAAGGAGTTGCGTGCAAGCGGCGGGCAAGTCGCGCAACTCATGCATTACAAGGCGTTGCTCAACTTTGGAGAGGGTGTCAGCGTCCACGTCGAGCAGAATGAGGACACGGCGCGACTGATTGACGGCGACAGCATGACGCTAGAGGAGTGGATCAACAGCAACATACCGGAGCTTGACCGGCTTGTGTTGGATTTGGGTGAGGACGCGCTATTTTATCCGTATGCTGTCGGTGAGATACAACCGACAGTAACCGGCGACTTCAAACAGGTCTTGCCTGCGCAACCGCATACCATGCTACCGGACACGGACGACACCGGGCATATCCAAGCATGGGAACAACAGATAAGCGACGGCGCACGGCGTGAGACACGGCGCTACCCGGCGGATGACCTCTGGCATATCGTAATCAACAAAGAATCGGCACGCGACCGCACGGGCATATCGGAGGTCTTGCGCAACCGTGAGGAGATTGAGGCGTTTAACTCAAACGAGCGTGCAATCAACCAAGCCATTGAGTTGCACGGGTTTCCGCAACGACATATCAAGGTCGGACGTGAGGACGGGACACCCGTGAGCGACGACGACTTGCGCCGGGTGCGGACCGTGTTTGATCCGCGCACGTCCGACGCGAATACGGCATACTTTACGGGCCAAGACGTGGACGTTGACACGCTAGAGGCGCACGAATTTGATTATGAGTCAATCCATGAGATGGATATGCGCAACCTCACGACGGCGCTAGGCTTGCCGATAGAGGCGGGCAATGTCGGTAGTGACGGCTTGGGATCCGGCAAGCCTGCAGAATTGCGTATGGCATTGCTCAAGCTTGCAATCAAAGCCAACCAGCGCGCATTTGCAAACGAGTTTGTCGAGGAGATACTGCGCCCGATAATCCGCGATTATTCGCCATATGACCACACGCAGGATATGCATATCCATATCGGGGATCCGCTTGAGGACATGGGCGACGTTGCAGACTTGATTACCAAGGTCGGCGACGTGATGACCAACGCAGAGAAACGCGACCGGCTTGACTTGCCAGAGCCAGAGGACGAGGAGGTTGCAACCTCGTACCTGTCCCCTGCGCAGCAAGAAAAGCAAGACGCACAGGGCGGCGGTGCGTTTGAGGCGCTTGTCAACGAGGATGGTAAGCAACTTGCCGACATACCGGACAAGTACACGGACGGCACAGGGCTATCGGAGGACGACTTTGTGCCCAACAGCGACGTTGCGGACACTGTTGAGGACGTGCTAGATTTTATAGATAATCACGGGCTTGTCAATCCCTCTAATCAGCGTGAGGGTGCTGCCCGTGCAAACCAACTCAAAGACCACTACGACGACAGTGACCCGATTGCACCGGAGTTTTGGCGGGAAATATCCAACTTCCACGCTCGACACCGCGCACAGGATAATCACGTATGCGACGAGGATACCTTGCCTGCAGAGGCGACAGAGATAGACAACTCGCAATTCGACAAGTGCTACTTTGACGCCGGGTGGTTTAGCGACAAGACATGGGGTGGCGACGCGGGCAAAGCGCAAGCCGACAGGATTGTGAGCGCAATAGAGGACACGGACGGCGTTGCGCTAGCACAGGATACGGAGCGCGGCTTGCGTCAAGAGGTCTATGAGCATGCGCCCGACGAGGACGCCGCCCTGTTGCGTATGCAGCAAGAGGTTGTCAACCCCGACACGGACCTGTCGCGGCAACTCGTAGACATATCGGGCACGCACATAGCAGACGGTGCAAGCACGCCGGAGTTTGTCTTGCAGCGGATCCGTGACGCGATAAATTCCGGTGCGCTCTTTACCGACTTTGAGGATATCCCCGGCGGGCAACTCATGGAGTTACGGCAAGACTTCATTGACGCGCTCGGGCAAGACGACTTTACCTTGCGTGACGTGACGGACCGCTTGATGGACGACTTTGGTGTTGACCGGGACAGCGCCGAAACAATTGCGCGCACAGAGTCAAGCGCGGCGCTCAACAAAGCGCGTGAGATAGGATACGAGGAGCGCGACGAGGCACAGGCTAAATTCTACTGGACCGGCGCAAGCCCGCCCGACGAGCGACAGACAGAGGCGTGTGCGTGGTTGATCAACAAGACCAACCCGTTTGAGGGCGGCACGCCTGTCGAGTTGACAGAGTTGCGCGACCTCGTAAACGAGGCACCACGACATGACGAGGATATGCGCGACACGCTTGCTAGGCCGGATAGTTGGGTTGTGCATCCGAATGAGCGTAGTACCTTTGTGAAGGCACCACCGACGACGTGACCTTACCCGTGGTTTTTGATTGCGCTAACACAAGGTCGAATTGTGCAAGTTCCCGAGTATCTTCTTGACTACGTTGACACGCTACCGGCGACAACGCAAGCGTCTGCAGAGGAGTTAGACAAGGCAAAGTCGTCTGTCCGACGCGCACGTAACAAGCTCAAGGAGTTTTTTGAGTTTGAGTTTGAGCGTGACGAGGACAAGCGATACCACGTTACAGACGCGCCCGAGATAGACTACCCAGAGACGGACGACAGCGACGACACAGACGGCTTAGACTTGTCGGAGGTATCGCCGGAGGGTGAGCCAGACGCGGACGACCTCAGCGACAGACAACGCTTTATCGCGTCCAAACTGCAGACGGGGACAACCGTGCCGGAGCTTGCCGACGAGTTGGACGAGCGCGAGGCAATAATCACAGAGCATTTGCGCGACCTCAAGCGCCAAGGGTGGCGTGTCTACGTGGACGACACCGCCGACATGGTTGCGATAGCAGGCGACCATGCGCTACGCTCGTCGGAGCATACGGGCACGCGGACACGTAAGGCCAATCGGTGGTGGGAAAGCTCACACAACGCGCTGGTGCGGCAATTCCGGGCGCTTGAGACACCGACCGCACAGTTGTCCGGATCAACCGGATCCGAGGATTGGGTAACGCACATGACCGACTTGCACGCGGGCGACATTGTGCGCAACGACAACGGCACGGTGGTCTATGAGACGGACGAGATACCCGACATTATTGCGTATATCACACAACAGTCGCTTGACCTGTCGGCAAAGCATGACTCTGCGTATGACACGGCGCACCTGTTATGGGGTGGCGACTTCTTGACAAACGAGGGTATCTATAGCGGACAGTTTGAGGACTTGGACGCATGGCTTGACGACCAGCATGACGCGCTGATTGATCCACTGATTACGCAACTCAAGACCTTTTCTACAGAGTTTCCGCGCGTCAACGTGGTGTGTCAAGTCGGCAATCACGGGGAACACCGGGCAAGCGGGACAAGCCGACAGGCAAACGCTGATTTGATACTCTACAAGTCAATCCGCAACACGGTCGCGCAACTACAGCAACATAGCGATATGCTGCAGAATGTCACGTTTCAGATAGGCGACGCGACCAACTACAAGAATTTTACAATGCGCGACGGCGCGCTATCCGGGCACTTGCGACACGGACAGCACCGACGCCCGCAGGCAGAGACGAGCGCCCGGAAAAAAGAGTGGTTGAATACGCTGGTTGACCATGACTTTGATATTTCATGGATGGGTCACTATCATGTCAGCGGTCGGATCCCGTGGGACGGTCCGCCGGTCATTGTGACTGCAAGCCCCAAGCCTGCCGGGGAGTTTGTCGAGCGTATCGGCGGGCGCACACCGCAATCGTATCAGGGCGTCGCAACCTGTCACGGCGTGAGCGACGACGGCATAACCGGCGTCTACCCGGTAGACACGCGCAACTACGAGCGTCAATAAGCCCATAGCCTAACCATTATTATTATATATTAAGAGTGTAGCATATATTGTGTGGTGAAAGCTACAAAAAGCGTAGTGCTAGCAGTTGACGTAGCAGAGCGATTAGAACAAGAGGACAACCAAAGCGAAACCGTTGAGCAAGCCTTGCGACAATACTACGACCTATGAATGACAACGACAAGACAACGGACGAGTTGATTAGAGACACACATGATATGGTATCGGCGCTAGTTGACACCGATAAACTGCCGCGTAGACGCCCGGATAAGGATTCAAAAAACGGTAAAATTCTTATGTGCTTACATCAGTTTAGAAGCCCGGCAACTACAGCAGACGTAAGCCAGCACACGAATATCCCTCATAGCACAGTTGCGTCAGAGATAACAAAGCTATGGCAAGCGTACTTACTTGACCGGACCGACGAAACGCCGAAGACATACAGACTAACGGTGCGTGGTGAGAATTTGATCAAAGAATGGGAAAAACAATCAACATTAGACACTCACACGTTAAAATCAGATAGTAATACGGATCAAGACCCAGAGCCGGACCCGTGGGACAATACGGACCTAACGCGACGCCGATATCAAGCTCTTAATTGTGTTGCTGATTTTAACGGGCACCCTAAGAGCAAGGATATAGATGATAAGTTTTGTGACGTTATCGGGCTAGAGCCAGAGCGGAGGAATCAATACCGAATCACGCCGTACCTCACAAAGCTATATCGCAACGGGTATGTTGAGCGTCCGCCTAGCAAGCCATACAGCTATTGGCCCACCGATAAGGGTAAAGACGCGCTTGATAAATAGCCCGTAGGTCACGGCGCGGAAACGGGCAGAAAACGCGCCGGTCATGCGCTACCGCCACCCGCCCGTTGTTTGGGCGACGGGGGCCAGAGGCGATTATTTGCCGAATGACTAAGACGCTTGTTGATCAACGACGGCATAATGCCGTTTGGCCCATACGAGGACTTTGACGACTGTACGAGCAAGAATAGCGATAAGGATGATCCGGGCGCGTATTGCGCGGCGATAAAAAGAGACATAGAAGGGCAAGCCGCTTTAACCGACGAACAACGACAGGCTAGTATGCGTCACTTAGCAGAATTTTCGGAGGGTGCGGCAGTATCATGGGATTGGCAAGGCGACACCGTGAGCGGGCGGGTTGCCGAGGTCCGTGAGGAGCAAGCGACAGTCGGCGACGGCGACGTGACTATCACGGGCGACGAGGACGAGCCTGTGTATATTATTGACGAATACGTTGAGGAGCAAGAGGGATTTGAGCGCGCCAACGTCGCCAAGCCAGAGTCTAGCCTGTCAGAGTCACAACGCGACTTGCCAAGCCGGAGCGACGACAACTATCTAAGCGCGTCGCTGTCGGTGAGCGTCGGCGAAACGCGATTCTTGAATGTCGGTATATCGCTCGACAAGCAACCTATCCGGCGTGAGGAGTTGAGCGACAACCGGGTTGCATACCGCAACATCAAACTGCTAGACAAGGGCGTGTGGACGGATCAAAACAGTCGGACGCCGACGCTGTACGACGAGCGCACCTTTGACAACCTTGTGCCGTCCTACGACGACGGGCAAGAGGGACCGCCGACGAATATCGCGCATGACGTGCATAAGTTGGGGGAGAAAAAGGGACAGGTCCACGACGCAAGCATTGCCGGGCACGTTGATCCCAAGAGCCTGCGTGAGGACGGCGATTCACTCTACGGCGATTTTATCTTTGATAGAGACACCGACGCCGGAGCTTTCGCCGATACCAACCTCAAGAGCGCGTTGCAGAGCAACGGCACGGCGGGCTTTTCGCCGTCTGTCGAGCTTGACCCGGTGCAACTGCAATCCACGCCGGACCACCCGCGCGCAACGGAGCATGTGCAAAAGGCGCGACTTACGGGCGTCGGGCTTGTGCGGGATCCGGCAAGCGAAAGCGTGGACCTGCAGCAAGAGGCGCGTGAGCGCGTGATTGCGCTGTCGCATGGGCAAACGGATAAGCGGGGCAACACGCAACTGTCTGTCATGAGCAAGCAACTAATGGACGCGGGTGAGGTCCGTGAGATTCTGACAAACGCAGGCGTTGACGGCGTTGCCGACATGACCGACGAGGAGGTTGCAGAATGTGCGACGCAACTACATGACGACCTCATGGAGGAGATTACGGACCAAGATATGGGCATGTACGCCGCCAAGCACGGCGACGACGACATGGACATGATGGACGACGAGAAGGAGGACGACGAGGACATGGACATGAAAGACCACGCGTATGGTGACGACATGGACATGATGGACGACGACATGGACATGGCGGCAATGCAGCAACAAATGAGCAATATGATGTCCCGACTTGAGGACGTTGAGGACGCCATGAGCGACAGTCTAAGCGCGTCGAAAGCACAGGCGCAACTTGCCAAGGCTAGTGAGGTCAAGCAACTCAAACAGGATAAGCGTGAGCTTGAGCGTCGCCTGTCGGAGCTTGAGGACACGGGCGCAGAGCCTAAGACACTTGCCGAGGACGACAGCGACATTGATTACTCCGACGCCGATACGGGCTTGACCTACGACAGCGCACGCGGATCAATGAGTAGATAGGTCGCCCATACCATTATGTAGTATCATATACTACATACAGATATGGCAACAGATAGCCATACCCGCGACGCGCACGACAGCATAGAACCAGATAGTGAGTGCCCCGAGTGTGGACGCCCGGCAGAGGGATACGGCATTGTAGACGCACGCGGGCGCGGCGAAACCAAGTTTCGCAAGTATGTGCATGAGAAAAGCAACACGCACGGCATTGTCACGGTAGACGATTGGTGTGTTGACGTTATTGCGAGATAGATTAGATAAGAAATGCTTATGTAGTAGCACATACTACATGGGTACATGGCAAAACAAAGCCATACCGACGTTGCCGGATCAATCTACAACCAAGCCGTTTGCCGTGCGATTGACGCCGCTGCGCTCAAGGCTAACGACGCACGCGACAATTGCGGACATGAGCCAATTGACCACGCAAGCCAAGCGGCGCTTGAGAATAGCGGGCTAGTTGTTGACTCAAACCAAAACTCACGCTTTGCCCGTGCATACAGTGAGGTTTTTGTGACGACGGATTACGCTGTCAAGGCGGACCGCGACACATCCGACATTCTTGAGCAAGTCCACACGGAATTGTTACGCGTCAACTACGACGAGGACAGTGTTGACGCCAACACGGGCGGCGTTGACAAGCAACGCATTGCCGCTGCGCGGATCCGCGACTGTATAGACGAGCAACTGGTTGACCACCTAATCGGCATTGAGGACTTGCATGTATACGAGGTCGAGGAGGGTGATTCTATTCTGATCAACCTCAAAGCGTCGGCAGACGACGGTATGATACCGTGCCTTGACAGCGAAAAGGCGCGTGTCATAACGCACATCATGCAATCGTATCCACCTGTGCGATTAACGCAGGTCATGGAAGGTAGAAATACGATTGCGTTTAAGTCTAACCTCGACATTGTAGAGTAACGCGCCACCACTACGCGTTTCTATTTTTTCGGTGCGACTGTAGCCATGACCTTTTTATCGGCGATTGACTAGCAACGGCAGAGCATGAGTGTAACACAAGGTGAGCATAGTTTTGACGTTGAGGTTCTTGTCTCCGGTGAGGAGATACGGGGCTATACCGCCGGAGAGGACTTAGAGGCGGGGGACACGCTTGCAATCACAGGCAACTTTGAGGTCACGGTTGCGACGGACGGCGGTCCGTCTATCGGGGTTGCCGCCTACGACGTTGCAAGCGGTGAGGAGGTCCCCGTGCTTGGCGACGACTGTGAGGTACGGATTGAGGTATCCGAAGCAGTGAGCGCAGGCGACGCGCTTGTGCCGGACGGCTTGGGCACGGTGCGACAGGCGGTTAGTGGACAGACACCGCCAGAGCAACCGCTTGCCGTCGCCAACGAGGACGCCGGATCCGGTGAGCTTGTGCAAGCATATATCAGCGCGTCAACCGGAGTGATTGCATAATGAGTAC